ATCAGCGAAGAAGAAATCAGCAACTGCATCAATCAACTCATCAGTGCAGTTCATATCAAACTTGTCGCAGATAAAGTCTACACAATCATTGAGATCTGCGTTCTCAAAGTCATTCATAAAACCGAACAGTTCGGATGTCATTTCAAGGTCTAATATCATGATTTTGAAAGTATCATCAGTGACGATCGCTAATGTTCCAAACAGTGTGAGATTGTGGTTGAATCAAACCAGCGCGAACTTGTGCGCGATACTCTTCTTCACGTTGCAGACGTTGAGTGTATGCTTGAATCGCAAGTTGCACTGCAGGATCATTCTTTGCTGCATCGTTCAGAATAAACATTTTGTCTTGTGCGTTAGTGTTCATACTATAGGGACACTTTAGACGCGCCCCCCTTTCTATTGACAATCGTTAGGGTTAATTTGACAGAAGCGATCTGCTTGCTGTTCTTGATACTCATTCACTGTAGCATGAGCACTCAAACCAATGCGAAGTCCCAGTGCTAATGTAACAATCAGAAAAGCGATTCTCATTTCAGAACATGAATATAGTCAAAGGATTTGATGCACCAACCAGTTGCACATGTGATCTCTTCAACTAGATCTTCCTCATCATCTGCTTCCCAGATAGTGTGAGTAACTTCGTCAATGATTTCTTGTTTGGGAATAGGATGTCCACCCCAATCTTCATCATCAGCATCATCAAAATCAAACTCAATTTCAGTGACTTGGAATAGCATAATCAGTCAACAACAGAGTAACAAGCAACAGAGGAAGGAATCCCAGATAATGCTAACGAACTGTTGCGATCATCAGCATAATCTTGTGCATCATCTTCAGAGTAGAAAGGACCAATGTACTCGGGAGATTCCAGATGCTCAGACCAGAATCGGACGGTGAAGGTTGTGTTCATACTACTAGGACACTTTGCTCGTGCCCCCCTTTCTATCACTTGAAACTTACGTTGACACCGACAACTTTTGCGGTAGGATTGCGAGCAATCGCAGTCTCACGCGCATCTTTTGGATTGGTGGCATATACTTCTTCTTTGAAGACTTTGCCACCCAGATACAACTTAACTTCGTACTTCATAAATCAATCATCTCCAAAGTTGTTAGCAAGAAAGTCCTCAAGTTCAGTGAGTTTGTCGATACTTAAGTTCCAAACATACTCACTGATAACTGTATCCAAAAGGTCAGCATCTTCACGACACTTCTCTTTCAGAAACCACTCAATTTCGGTTCGATTCGTGAGAGTCATACAGTAGCAGGAGCGAGGGAAACTTCGATGCGTTTGAGATTCAATCCGCCGAGTTGTTGATTCACACGTTTGCTGATAACTTCGGTCGGATTCTTGAGTTTGGACTTCTCGTACCAAATAGTACGGCAACCGTCGTAAGTTTCGACTTGAATACGAATAGTTTTCATGATCAATACAGGAGAGAGAATGAACCACAGAAGCGACGAACCCATTGCAAAGTATCATAATGGGAACGCGGTTTGCTCATCACCATACTCGTATTCCTCTCAGGATTGAGAGCAATCGCAACATACTGATGACCACATTCTTGCCATTCAGGTGTCACTTGCTGAATGAACATTTGGCAGACTTTGCCTTCTTTCCAGTTTGTGGTGTAGTGAAAGATTTCAGTCATTTGATCGGTGTTCATACTATAGGGACACTTTGAGCGTGTCCCCTTTCATTCACGAATTACCACGTTCCTCTTTGAACGTGAATCTTGCGAATCTCGCTATAAAGAAACTGACGAAGTTGAGTGTCTGTGGTGTGATCAAAAGCATAATGTAGACGATTTAGGTATTCTTGTTGTGTGATACCAATGTTACCATTCCCACCAAGGTCATTGAGTGAAGAACCAGCACGAACACGATTCTTTCCAAAGTTACCAGACACACGCCCAGTTGTTCTCAGTTTGGGACGGATCTTTGATAGATTAGAGTATGTCATCGTGCAACAATGTTCAGACTTTCCAACAGCAACATTGCAAGTTCTACCTGATTGTCTTCATCAACCACAGGAATGTTTGCATCTACAAACTCACTTGCAAGTTGTGCAAAAAGTTCAGTCGTTCGCTCATCTGAGAATACTGATGTTGCAAAATCGCTTTTGAAACCATCACGCAACAGACGCAGAGATCTTGTTACTGTCAGGTCTTTAATTTCTTGTTGGTAGTCAGTCATTTCAGTTACCTTCAGAGATTTGGTTGAGAACATTGCGGGCAAACTTCATAAAATCGTATGCACTCACACCATCAACAGAATAAAAGTCAAGCACATCTGAACCGTTGTAAGTATTCACAATCAGCAGACAAGCATCATACAGGGTAGAAAGATGCTCCTCTTTTGAGTGAAACTGAATTGCATTGTAGGATGGAAGAGTCATTTCAGTCAACGTTTGTAAAGGTAACCACCTGCCCAATCTGCATTTTCAAGCAACCATTCACGATCAGCAATCAATCGCAGGTCATAACGAACACCTTTGGCAGGAGATTTCCAACTGGCGGACTTATACACTTCGCCAGTCTTCCTGTCTACAAAAGCATGAACCGAACGAGATCCAGCGGCGTTCATAACAATTTTGTGATACTTTCTACCAGTTTCAGGATAGAAATCATAATCACAAGTGCCTTGCTTCAGTTTAGCAATCTGTGCATCGTGATACTCTACATTATCATTGCAACGTTGGTGCATAAGAATAGAATAATCAATGTAATTCTGACGCAGCGCCTCACACAGAGCATAAGTGTGCCCCAGAACAGCAAGTTCAATGTTTTTCCGTGCTTCTTGCTGGGCAGAATAGTCAGCAAAGGTAGTTGTAGTCATTTCAGTTGTGCTCATACTATAAGGACAATTTGGACGTGCCCCCACCCCTTACCAACTCTTTTCACATGTAAAGTTAGCGTGTGAGAATACCTCACGATCAACGATTTTATAGGTTCCAAACTTATTGCTCAGCACATAACCTTCGTGGAAGGATTGCTCTCCGTGAATGTAACATTCAATCTCATTCAATTCGTGAATGAAAAGGAACATATCGTCCTTGATAGATGCAACGAGTTTCCACAAAAGAATCAGGTTGATGTCACAATCGCATTTTTCTGCAATTTCATTTTCATTCACGGGGATTTGCTCTCTGATGCAAGCGTTGATCTCTTTTTTGATTTGTGTTGCTTTGTTTGGCGTTACAAAGTCACACAGAGTGGACATTTGCTTGGCAAACTTACACACATCCTCCAAATCTTCACGATAAGGGTTCAGTTCCACCTCAGGTTGGACAAACAAAACATTCTTATTGCTGATCAGTTTGCTCATCAAAGGAGCAGCAGTCATCTCACGAATGTCATCAGAACCGCTGTAGATTGTGTGCGGAGCGATGATAATCTCCTGACGAACTTTCTCAGGGAACTTGTAAGTAATTGTGTTGGGAGTAAAAGTATCCAAACCCTTACCAAAACCAATCCAATCACCTTGCAACACTTGTTGAGTACGAGGCAGAAACTCCAGGCAGAAGATGAGAATCTGTGTTACCCTTGGTTGACCACCGAAATGAGTAAAGATGTCGTCCTCAGTATAGCACAGTCGAATCTTTTTCTTGTTAAATGCTGCTTTCGTGCAGACAAAGAACTTACCATTCTGAGGATTTGTGCCCCAAACTAATGCTGGCGCTCCGTCCATCTTGACACTGATGGTAGATTCTACCTCAGAGAACCAATCAAGAACTGACAGATTACCAGTCAGAATCTCATCTTCGGGGTGCTCAAGATGTAGATTTTTGCTCATTTGCTTAGTGCTCATACTATAGGGACACTTTAGACGTGCCCCCTTTAATTTGATAAAAAAAGAGGGGATAAACCCCTCACTCAACGACTTGATTGTATGTACCTTTAACTTGATCAACCAGTGCAATACGCTGTTCTGCAGTAATTAGATTATTGCGTGTGAAGTTAATGAAAGCAGCAAGTCCAACAAGTTCCATAATACCATTGAACACTGGAATTGCATCAACAACTGCAACAACTTCATGAATAAGAAGTTGTGCAACAATCACGACAAACAGAATAGCAGTAGAGAGACCGACATTTTTGAGAAGTTCATTAGAAACATTCTCATTCACGAAAGTCTTGACCTGTACGATTTTGTCTTGCATTTGATATTGATTGTGGAGCGCGGTGCTCCTTACACTATAGGAACACTTTAGACGTGCCCCCCCAACATTCAAGCAATGATTCCCTTGCTGATAAGTTCTTGGTACAAGTTTTGAGGAGTGTATTCAATCAGACGCTTTTGTGCGAGAGTGTACTTGTAAGAACCCTCTACATCTTTGCTCATATTAGTAGTCATAGTTTCACAGAGATACTCATGTGATTCAATAGCAAAGTAGAAATCTTCTGGTCCGACACCAAACAAAAAGGCGAAGTCGTAATCAATGTTTTTCTTTAGACCATTAAATTGGTGACAACCATTCACATCCTCTGTTGCAGTCTTCGCTTCAATTTTGATGATTTTATCTAGTGAAGGAATATAAACTTTTAAGTCAAAATCACCCTTACCTTTGTTGACAATAGTAACCTCAATGTCTGATCCATAAACTTCAGACAAAACGTACTCAAGTGTGGTACGAATTACACTTTCACCAGCATCACCTTGCTTAGTTTTAGATGAATACTTCCAAATATAATTTTTCTTCGGGGAACCATCAACATTTAACCATTTATTTTCCTCTGCTTCACGCTTTGATAAGATCTCAGTGTTTTCCTCAAAAATGTCATTGAATGTTTTTTGGGAAAAGTTAATTTGTGTGAAAGTCATTGAAATTGCCTTTATATTACTGGAACACTTTACTCGTGCCCCTCTTTAGAATACTAACACAAGTATTTTATTTGGATAATGAGAATATTTTATTAGTAGGTGTCTCTTTGAAAAGATTTACAAATGATTGCTCTTCTTCAGTTAATTTTATTTGTGAAATACCGTAAGGTAAATATCTGAATAACTTAGAATCATTATGATTATAATCTTTTATAATAGTGAGCATCATTTGCGCGATTGGTGATCTCAGATCTTCAATATATTCGTCAATATTTTCATCATCAAATACAATTACAGTGTGTTTAGGTGAAGAACCAAATTGACCTTTCTCATCTTTAATGAAATACTTAATATGATTTTTTATCTCAAACGAGTTAAACATTACTTCATTGATGAGTAACTTTTTCAAATGAAATCTATCATAGACACCGATATTATTCTTCTTCTTATTAACGCTTGCTTTAGTTTTATCTGGGTACATTGTTGAATGAATAATAGGCGCATCTTTCTTCATTCCATCAACATACTGATATTCATATTCTGTGGGATCTGCACTAGAACCTTTTGCATAACTGTCAACACCATTCCATCCCTTGTATGCAGTCATCTTATGAGTATTTTGCATTACTTTTTCATAGATTGACTTACTCACATCACCCAAGAATAATGGAATCTCATTATACTCATTGTAAAATGTTGTGGTTGAATAAACTTTATCATTCCACAGTCTTTTTAACTGAATCTCACCATCCTGGGGGTGTTTGTCTGCAATAAAGATGCAGGTGCGAATCATAATACCATCAAACACATCTGATGGAAGAATCTCTATACTTTTAATGTTGAGATTATCTCTAGTAAATTGACGAAATTGTTCTGTATTCTCATTGTGAGTAAATGAGCATGGCATAACATAAGCGATTCTTCCACCTGGTTTTAGGATATATTCTGCAAGAACAACAAAACAACAATAGGCAAGTTTTGTTGTATAACCAGATGGTTCCCAGAATATAGATGTAACCTCACTCTTTTTCAGAATGTTTCTATTGTACGGGGGATTGCCAATAACATAATCAAACAATCCAACCCAATTCTTCAATGGATTGAATAATCCCTCAAAGTTTAGAGCAGATGCACATACAAAGTTGTGCTTATATCCATTAGGATTGATACAATCAATGGCAGAGAGATACCATGACTCTTGTATCTCTACTCCATACAACATGTTAGTAATAATGTGCTCTTCGCTGTGATATTCTAATAGTCTATTTTTCAGTTCAAGCAAAATCCTACCATCACCAAATGATGGTTCGCAGAACTTAAGTTCTGGGTTTGAGTAATCCACATCAACAAGAAGTTTGTCTATAACGTTTTGAGGAGTGAACACTTCACCAAACTTTTGAACTGCATCCATAGTAGATTACTTTTTAGATAGTATATCAAATTACTGGCAATTTTGCAAGACTTCTTGATTTTCTATGGTCATCAATGAACTTCCTCGCTGATGCTTCGGTCCTACACACTTTGAGTTGCTGTCCGTTGTGAATTATCATCAGTTGCCGACCAAATGGCACAGCAGCGTATAATCCTTTGGACACAATAAATCCTTCTTTCATTACACTTTCAAAAAAATCGTCAATTTAATTTGGATGGATGACCTATGACACCCCTGCAGCAGAATTGCAAAAAATCGGGGTTTTGACCCCGATGAATACTGGGTTCTCGGTGAGACTCACCTGCGAACCACCGATACAGCAGGTTCGCCCTTCTCAAAGATAGTATCAACAACTGCCTGCACAGAGCGAGCAGTGGAGATGCCAACTTTATCATAGACGGGAACACAAACCAGACCAAACTTCTTG